TTCTAATTGAAATCAAAATTACTTTTACTTTCTATATTCCAAATTCGGGAATTGAAAACACATCTCCGTTTTTTATGTATTTTGATATTCTCTATTTACAAAAAAAAATTGAAATGAAAAACTTTTCTCTTCTTATCACACACACACACACACACACACAACTACCAGACATCTTAAGACTACCTTACTACCTTACTACCTACTACTACTAATTTATTTGATAAATGGAGGAATGTCGTTTTTGCAAGCGTGTTGGACACGACATCAAGGATTGCCACAAGTTACATGCCAAAAAAGAGCGCGAGGCTCAACTGGCACCCAGTAATTTTCCGCCTCTTGCCGCGGGTGGGGCTAGTGTAACTGCAATGCCTGCCGTATCATACGCCGCCAAGGCCGCAGCAAACAGATCGCCTGCACTCGTACAGCAACTCGCTCATTACGATTATGAAGCTAATGTTGCAATCGCGGAAAAAAAGAATCGCGAGTATCAACAGCGCGAGCGCAGGCGCCAAGAGAAAAGACAACACCAAGAGGCAGCGGCCAAGGTACGCGAGGAAACACACGTTGAACAAATGAAAGAAAAACATGGGCGCTACTGGTTTGATGTCATAGAACAGACTCATGAGGACTGCGCCACGGCAATGAAACTTCGCGAAGAAGATCGCGCCGAACAGATTTTTGAATACTACAAACAGCAAAAAGAAGAGAGAGAAATGGATATACAACTAGAAAAAGAATATGAAGAACTTCAGGCATTAATTGTATATAATAAAGCCACTATGACACCAAAAGAGTTTGCTAAATTTCAACAAGAACTTCAATATCAAGAACGCCTTCATGAATATGCGTATGAATGCTCTGCCTGGTGAAAAAGGGAAAATATTTTACTTGTTTTATTTTCAAAACTACTTTGTATTTTACTTTTACATTTTTTTTATTTTTTAATTTCACAAAAAATTGAATACTTATTATTTATTTGTTCATGTATAAACAAAACCAACCCTGAGCAAAACCCAAAAATGAACCTATTTATTCTTTCTCTCAATTTCCAAGAATGTGTCGAAGCAATGTTCGACAAACACGTTAGTAAAATGTTACTGGAAGCAGTGCAAATGCTATGCACAGCCATGCAACTGATTGACCCAGAAAACGAGATTAATACCAAAACAAAATTATATAAAATTGCACATAAAAATCATCCAGTAACAATCTGGATGCGTGAATCATTAGATAACTATTTATGGACATTGGATCTTGTTGAAGCTATGCACACCGAATGGAAATTTCGTTACGATCATCCGCCAGAAAAAATGCATAAATCATATGTTCTCTCCAGATACTTGAAACAATATGCCCCCGCGGCTGATAAATTTCCTTCGTCGGGACTAACTAGGTTCGCGCTTGCAATGCCGATTGAGTGTAAACGCGAAGATCCAGTCGAATCCTACAGAATTTACTATCAAACTAAAGAAAAACAACAAATTGCTTCATGGAAAAAAAGAGGGAAACCAGATTGGTATGTCGTGACCGATAAATAAATTTTAATTTATCAAAAATTTTAATATTTACAAACTTTTTTATGAATTATATTTTTGAAAATACGCTGAATCTAAAATAGTTGCATTTGTTCGTTCGCAAGATTCTATACGATTCTTCATCTTATTAATGTTTTCTTCCATGTATTGAAAACGTTCGTAGATATCCAAAATATCTGTCCGAGCATATTCTGCATTCACAGAAACATCAGCCATTAATTTCTTTAATCTTGAAGAAATTTTTTCAATTTTTCCCTCAGCAGAATGCAACTTTGTATTTACATCAACCACATCAACGTGTAAATCAGAAGTCAAAATATCTTGATACATTTTTTCCTCTGCATTCTCTCCTTCATGAGAGAGGTAAATACCTGGAAAACTAACATTAAGTTTCTCGCCAACTACCTTAACACAAATAGGAATAAGATTTTTAGGATAAGTGATACTTTCAAGCCATTCGGTAAAAGATTTTACGATATCACGTGATGATGCGTTTGGATCTACATAGGCCATATACCTCGCTAAAAGTTGATACGTAGTTCTAATTCCGAATGCATTCAAAATTTCTTTGCAAAAAGGAGTTACACCGGGTACTTCGGTCAACTCTCCTGTAACTGGACTAACAATAAAATTTGTAATTTGAACGATACTTGGTGACTCTGACATTGTGTTATGTATACATTTATTTTTTATTTTTAACAAAAATTCAATTTTTTTTTATTGTTAAAAATAAAATGATCATGGTTATATTTATGGTTGGTCCCACCAATATTTTTCCGTAATTTTTTTATGTTCCAAAGGGATCAATGCTGCATCACTATTTTGTTTTCTATATCCAGGTTTAGGCAATGAAGTAATTGTTTCATTTTTTGTATGAGATAAAGTAACATTAATACTAATAGAATTTAAACTTTCCATTTCACGCTTCACTCTTTCCTCGTCATAAATATCCAAAACCCGAGAAACAACTTCACTTCTCTCTACATCGTTTTTATCCAAATATATCAATTTGATACCCATATCTCTGTATGTTTCTGGGTCAGTTTCGGTTTCATTGTATATTTTCTTTCTGCTAACTAATTTTTCATATACATTAAATTTATTTATAAAGTCTAACAAACCACTATTCATACCTTTGTCTGATTGTTTCAAATCTCCGGTTACAACCATCCTACTACCATGACCAATTCGAGTTGTAAGCATCATCATTTGATTCGGCGAACTATTCTGCATTTCATCTGCTATTATAAAAGCCTTCTTAAACGTCCTACCGCGCATATACGCAAGTGGCGATATTTCTATTGTCCCACTTTGCAGCATCAAATCAATATCTCTACGACTATAAAATTCCGAAAAGATATCAAATATAGGGCGGATCCATGGATCCATTTTATTATTTATGTTACCCGGAAGAAATCCAATATCTTCCTCAACTGGAACAACTGGGCGAGTAATTACTATTTTTGTAATGGCACCACTTTTCAAATCATTGATGGCTTGATTGCAAGCCAATAATGTCTTACCTGTACCTGCAGGACCTACAGCAAAAATTAAATTGATTTTAGCATCCATTAAAACACTCGCATATTTTTTCTGATTTTCACTTTTTGGCTTATACATAGGAAACATATTCTTAAAATTACTGACATCCTTTTTCATATTCAAACCTTGCACAATTTTCATTCTATAACTTTCGCTTCTAAAATGGTTTGATCTTGTTTGGATCAACATTGCGCAAGCTATAATATTCCTAAACAGCCTCATTTTATACTATACAAATAATATGTTTAAGTTATTTATATATTTACATCTGATGAGGTATTTATATACTTTATTAAAAAAAATCGTTTATATTTTTTAACACCTTCTGGCGTGTATCCGTCACTTTTTCTTACGGGTTCCATATCCATTTTATATACATTCAAGAGTTGTCTAACAATATTTAAAAGAGGCCATTTTTGCTTAAATGACGCGTCACTCTGCAAAGCAGTGAGAGAAGAAGAACTATAAAGCTTTTTCAAATTAGGTATGCGATCTTTTACTTGATCATATTTCAAAGGATTCATAAAAAACTCGCGAGGAATCATTTGTCCGTTTAAATCTTCTAAATTTTCAAATTGTATTCCTATATCATTCAAAAACTTTTTGCAAACATCGTCCATATCTTACTCACTTAACTATCTTTATTTTTAATATGATAAATCACTTATTAATAACAATATTTTTCATGTTATTTTTAACAACTTTTCTACCTTTATCCGATGGTCTTAATAATCGAGCATTTCTCGCTTGAATAATAGCATTTAGTTTGTTGACTCTCTCCTGAATCATTCTATTTCTTTTGTCAATAATACATTTTACCTCATTTGTCGCAGATACATGAATAATTTTCTCATCGATTTTTTCGCCGCATTTTGCTTTTTCTAATAGTATTGCACGTTTTCTGCTGCAAGGCATGCATAAACAACCAATATCTATATAATGTTCAACTTGAACAATATTTTGACATTGATTTTCAAGGGATATTGAATTGTATAATGCAAATTGTTCACTCGTATATGGTGTATAAGAAATACTATTTTTTATTTCCCACATATCGAAATACTCGGCTCTCTCTGTTTGAGTATAGTAATACATCAATCCTATATCATTTTTAATATCATTCAAAAAATTTTGAGGAATTCTATAGGTGTTTTTAAAATTTGCAAACAAGTAGGCTAATGGTTTTTTGCTTGTTTCATAATCACTGACAATAGTAATTTGAGTGTCTAATATTTCTGTTAGTATTGTACCCCAACTATCAGAATCTTTCAATCGTAATTTAATAAATTTTATTCCAAACAAATCTACAAACAAATATTTTTTATTAAAATCAAAAGACTCAGGAATTTGAAGTATATTATATAATTCTTTATAATAATCGGTATTATCTAAATAAGGAAATATGTTGTTAAATCTCTTTATGAGTCTTTCTACGTTGTAATTATTGATATTTTGCTCAGTATTATTAAAGTGCAACCATGAAATTTTTTCAAAAAACTCCGATATCTTTCTCTCGATTGGAGACCTAAATATGTCAATTACGTAGACATTTTTTCCTAAACTTCTATTATAAATTATTAGATCCATAACGCTTATTTGACTTATAAATGGATTATTCGATAAGGCGTAAAAAAACGAATTATCGTGTATATGAATTACATTAAATTTTCTTGCAGCAGACAATCTAATAGATGATACTAGAGTTGTTGAACCTACTTTAGGGGGACAATACACAAAAATCAAATTATTATTAGGTGAGTTATTTTTATTAAGTAATTTTGCATTCAACTCATCCATAGCAAGTATCTTTTCTCTTGAAAAAGTATTTGAAAATTCCATATATTAACAATACAATACTATTTTTAATATATTACTCAATTCAACCTTTAGTTCAACCTTTAGAAAAGGTTGAGCCAAAAAAAATGAAAAATCAACCTCAGCTAAAATGAAAAAATAAACCTCGGCCAAAAATTATAATTTCGTAGAAAAAATTGCTAAACTATTTATGCCTCTGCCTTCTTAGCCTCCTGAGTTCGCGGAGGTCTCCCA